GATTTAGCACCACCAGCTTTTGCATTTACTTCAGGAGAACGATAACCACTATTTACTTTAATAGAAACATTACCTAGTAATTCTCGAACTTGTTCCATGTAAAAAGCAGTAGTACGAAGTACTTCTAGTATCTCTTTAGATGGTGTATTATCCAAAGAAGTATTAGTAGTGATAAGTTCCTCAAGAGCAAAATGAGGAGTTAAATTCATCTAATAGCCCATCCATGAGCAGCTGCATAGGTATATAGGAATAGACCAAGACCAGCAGAAGCTAGTCCACGTAGAGTCCACTTACCAACAAGGATGAATTGTTTATCTAACCATTCCCCGATAGCTTCTTTTATAGCTTCTTTGTGAAGCTTCTTTTGTTCTTCGGGGGACATATCATCCTCTCTACGGTTAAACTCTTCCATAATTTAAATACCTTCATCCGTTTCTATAGTTTTAATACAATGATCTTTTTGAAAAAGATTTAATAGTTTACAAATAGTACAAGGAACCCAGCCCCTACCTTTAATAGCATACTTACCCATACGACTAGATAATGTTTCATCAGGATAACCACCAAGAATAGTATTAACTAACTGATCTAAGGAAACAAGTATGTTAAAAAGATATTTCATAATCTATAGAGTTGCTGCTAGAATAAATAGATTATCTAAGTCTGTATCAGTTAAACCTAGTTGTGAAGCTAGTTGTGTAACTAACGTAGCATTACGATAAACAGAAGTTGCATAATCCCATGTAATTTGACTTACAGTCTTTTCAGGGTCAGGCATAGCATCAATAGAACTTTGAACAGTACTTAATAATCCATTTTGAAATAATGCTAATCGTGCTTGACGCATTGAAACTTCATTTGGGACTTCATTAGCATCTAATAAATAAGCATCAATCTGTTCTTGTGTCCAATCAACTTGTGTAGTTATACCTGTTGTAGCATCTGTAACATTACTAAAATATTTCATCATTTAACTCCATAAATTGATATTGTACCAATACTAAAAGTTGAGGCTGTGCCTGTTAAGCTAAAAGTAAAAGAGGTAGTTGCTGTTGAAAATGTTGTAAGACATATATAATTACTTACCGACCCTGTAGACTGAGGCGCAGTAGTTGCTGCACCAGTCACAGTACTGAGCAGTATTCCTGAGGTTAAGTCTATCCAACCAATTCCAGTCCATTTATCTGTTGTTAGAGTCCTTGCTTGAGTTATTTGCAATACTGTTGTACTTGGGTCAGTAATACTTATATTACCTGTCGTTCCACCAGCTAAGGGTCTAACTCCATTAATTTCATAATATATTTTTTTATATCCTGTTAAAGTTAAACCACTTAATACTACTGATGTGCCACTTGTTGTATTTAGAGTTCCTAGTAAAGTAGAACTAGTAGGTAAAGTGGTACTTGCCCACGTTGAACCATTACTTGTTAGAACATTACCACTAGTACCTGGAGCAACTACTTGAAGTGCACTTGTACCATTACCTAAAAGAACGTTATTAGCAGCTAGAGTTGCAGCTCCAGTACCACCAGAACCTACAACTAAAGTAGCAGATAAACCTGCAGCTGTACCAGAAGTATTCTGATTTAATGTTGGGAAAGTACAGTTAGTTAGAGCACCTGAAGCAGGTGTACCAAGAACTGGAGCAACAAAAGTTTGACCAGAAGCCCAGGTATTAGCTGAATCTAATTGACCAAAGTTATTTAAGTCTGCAGCAACAACACGTTGCTCTGCTTTATCACCAGAGTTCCAAGCAACAGCTGCTGTACCATCTTGAGCACGAGTAACTGTCATAGTATCTGTAGTTCTAGCAGTACACTTAACAATCTCGACTGTACCTGCTGTATTAGCAAGAGTAAGATAAAAGTAAGAACCTGCTGAAGGACTTGGGAAAAGAGCCCCAGTACCTGTTGCCACTGTTAAACTGGTAGCTACGTTAGTAATACCAGAAGCTAGTGTGGTAGCAGCATTATTTGCAAAAAGCATTTTAGCCATATTGTGTCACCTTAAGAAAGATTAATTGTCCAGATAATAGATAACTGATCTGATGCAGTTTTAGTTACAGTACCAAATGTTGTTCTACTTAGCATAGTACCACTAGAAGCAGCATTAAAAATACCTGCCTCAGTAATACTACCTGTACCTACACCTGGAGCAAAAATTGAAGTCATTGTTACAGATGCTGTAGTTGTAGTAGAACTAAAAGTTGTTCTTGTTAACTCTGTTTCTAAACTAGTATTAACTGTACTAGGAGGATTAGTCCCAGTTCCAATAGCAATATAGTTAAAAGGAGATGTAGAGTTTGCAATTAAAGCATTAATTACAAAAGCTTTACCTGCATCTACTACTAAGTTTTTAAAGTCGTGCTCTTCTTTAATATTTCCTTCAGAGTCTGAAAGAACTACCTTTAGAGTACCGACTAATTTTAGAGAATCAATCATATGTTAAATGCTCCATTGTTAAGAGGAGAACCATTGATAGCTGCAGGAGCAGGCATGGTTCTAGCAATAGTTTCTGAGAAGGTAATACTATCTGAAAGTACTCTACCAAAGCCAACAAAGACGACAACATTCTCAGTAAAGGTAATGTTATCATCAGAATTAGGATCAGGTATTTCAGTGGCTTGAGTACTATTTAATGCAAAGAAGTTTATCGTTGCACCATTAATAGGAGAGTTATTATATAAAGGAGCATTAACTATTTTTAAAAACTCTTTATAATTAGTATCACCAAAGGTTAAGGTGTCATTTGGATACTCTGTATAAGGTATTGTTATGAACTGATTCTGAGGCTCTGGACGAAGCCAAGGAGCAATCTGAGTATCCGCAACACCACGTACAAAATCCTGAGGTTGACGGATTTCCCAATCATCCTCACAACACATTAAACCATCCCAGCGTTTGATTAACTGACTGGCTTTATACTTTCGACCACAGATATCACAGTCTGCAATCCAGTCTCCATGATCATATCTAGGGGTATAAGACATGCTTACACCTCAATAGGTAGGTATACTGCTACATCACCAACTAGAGTATAAACATTAGTTAGACTTGTTGTAATAGTCATTTCTAATCTATAAATGACACCATTAAGTCCACCAGTAATCCGTTGAACTACTTTAGTACCACTAATAGCTGGAGAGCCTACTTTAATGTTATTAGGATTTGAATCAGTCCCATCTTTAACTTGTACTGTACAACTAGCTGTTGAGATAGTTTCAGTTGAAGTTAAAATAGAACTAAAATCAAATGTAAATAATTCATTTTCAGTTGTTAATTTATATGAAAATGTTCCACTCATACAATGTCATCCTTGGTAATAAAAACAGTTCTAATTTTGTCTGTTATAACTGTTCTTAGCTTCTTGATAGGTAAAGAACGAACCCTATCTTCAGCATATATATAAATTTTACTAAGTAGTTCTGTAAAGTAAACAACATTAGCAAATAGACTTGAGAATGAATAAACAACTGATACTAATAGTTTACCATAAATCTTCAATAATGTCAAGTAAACATTTACTAAAACAGTAAGTATTTTAATCCAAGATCTACTAATTGTAGAAGTACTTGTTGATATTACACTCAATACTTTAAAGAAGAACCTAGCAGCAGCTAGAGTACTTGTATTTGTAACTAAACTAATAAGTTCTGCTAGGAATGTTATAGCAGTACTAATTGTAGCATCTACAAGACTTCCAGCAAGCTCAACTAGTTTTCCTATATCCTTTTTAATACTTACTATAGAACTAACAACGTTAGCTACTAGAACTTTAGGTAAGAATTTAAAAGTTAGTAAACTACTTATAGAAGTGCCTAAAATATTAAGTGTTTTATAGTATCTAGATAATATTGAAATAGTTGCAGTAGAGAAAACACCTTCAGCTAAAATATAATTAGGAGGAGACTCCTCATTAATAGTTAAAGCATTTAGTATTAAACCATTTAAACCACCTGTCATTACATACTTACTACCATATGTAATTAAGATAAGTCTAATTTGTTTAACTGTCTCTATAGCACTAAGAACTTCAGAAACTAAATTAATATTAGCTTGTTTCAAAACTCTTACTGTTGATGTAACAGCATTAGCTACTAGTACTTTTAACTTAATTAAAGCTGGTAATAAACTAGAAGTAACTGTTGCTATACTAGTTAAGATCCTATAGTAGATTGTGCTAACAGACACAGTAGTTGTAGAAGTTACTCCAGTAGTTGTTGTATAAATAGGATTATCTTCATTAATCGTCAATAGATTAAATATAGAAGATCCTATAGTACCAGTCATTACATATTTATTTCCTAACGTAATTAAAACAAGTTGAACTTGTTTAAATACATCTGCTAGATTCTCTACATAAAAATATAACTGAGTGCCTACTTGTTTTACTAAACTATTTGTAGTTGTTACTACACTAACTACTAATACTTTTAATCTATTTATTGCTCTTACTATTGTACTAATACTTGTAGAAAGTACAGTTAAAACTTTATAATAAAAAGCATTAACTGAAACAGTAGCTGTTGATGTAATACCTGTAGTTTCTGTATAGGTAGGATCATCAGAGTTAATAGATCTCTCATTTAAAAGAGGACCATTTAACGTACCCGTCATTAAAGTTTTAGTACCTTTTACAATAAATGTTTTTAAAACTTTCTTAATAACACTTGCTATTGTAGTACTAATAATTAAAAGAGTACGAGTTGCTGCTTTTTTAATACTTGCTATGGAAGTTGAACTTACAGAGAAGTTCTTAGACACACGATTAACAATGTTTGATACCGTGGCATCAGAAACACTTAAAATCTTGCGTACACCCCTAAAAACAGTGTTGCTGGTACTTTGACTTGCAACTACTAGTTTACCAACAGCTTTTTTTAAAGTTGCAGTGCTTGTAACTACAATACCATTAAGACGTCGAAAGTATCCTTTGAGTAGTTTAGCCGTAGAAGTACTCACAACTGATCTAGCTGTTTGAGTAATAGCTTTACGTACTGTAGCAGTACTAGTAGAAGTATACGTAATTAGTTTACGAACACCTCTAACTAGTGAAACTGCTGAAGTACTTATTACACTACGAATAGCTCCTGCTCTTTTTAAAAAGCTAGAGGTAGATGTAGAGCTTACAGTAAGACTTTTTAAATAATTAAGGACAGGTACACTGCCATTAATAACTTCAATGTTAATTGCTGCTTGATTAAGAGCCATAGCTCAGGCTCCTTTCAAGATTAACTAAATTGAGTTTTAAAAGTAAATTGAATACTATCGCCTATAGCTAAACCAATTGCTGTAAAGTCACCTTTGACAAATAAATTACCTACTGTAGCAGCATCAAATAAACCAGCATTAGTGATAGATAAAGCACCTGCTGCTGTTTGAGTTCCTACTACTTGGTATGTATCATTTGTAACTGAAGTTGTTTGTTGAGTAGAAGTACCTGCAACTCGTGTACCTGTTTCTGTAAACAAAGTAGTATCAGTAGCAGCAGTAGTACCAGCACCTGTTCCCCAAGCTACAAAAGCAGGTTCAGTACCTGCACCTTTAATGCGATTAGTCACAACCGCTTTACCTGCATTGACTAAGAGTGTAGCCATGTTTTAATTCTCCAAAAAAGTCTTTTAAGTGGGTTATAGTGCCAGTATTGAATAGCACCCAGGTCTTCGACAGTTCCATCAGCCCTAGTAATTATAGCTGATAGTGTCATTTCTTTTACTTTTGATTCTGTAGCAATCATGATAAGTTCCGTAGTTTATATAAAGTACTTAAGTATAAGCCAATAACTTCATCAATGATATTTTGAATAGCAGATAATTTACAAGCGTTAACTCGTAACTTTTCAATCATCTTCATTTGATTTTCAAGAAAGTCATCAATAGCTTCAGTAGGAACTTTAGAGAATAGAGGAATGTCTTTCATGACACCCTCATATCCTTGATAAGCTTCTGCTAGTTTGTCTGCCAAATCAATAATGTCATCATAGAAAGACCCTAGAGCCATATGTTGTGCGAAACTCTTAGTTTTAAGATGTTCCCTATGAGCAACATTTCGGGCATGAAATAATAACCCTATGATCTCTTCCATGCTAGCTCCACTGTTTAACGCATTGTACTACTAGTGAGAAAGTCAGAGTACCTGAAGAGTAGCCTGAAGTATCATATAAGATTTTACCTGTTTTACCAGTACCTGCATTGTTTTGCAAGAAGTTAGTAAATTCCATGTTCATCTTATCACGACCTGAGAAGTACCAGATAGGTACATCTACATTAGCATCCCAGTATAAAGCAACAACTAAGCCATCTTGAATATCAAAAGTAACTGTCTCTATTGCAAGACTAGTTGCTTGTTGTGGGTTCATTGATGACGCATTGACTGCTGCTAGTGTAGCTGGGTCTAATAAGGTTGCTAAAGATACGTTACTTGTATCTAACTTACCTATAAGTTTAACAACCACATTACGGTCGCCATCTTCTAGGATTTGAATTGAGGTTACATTAGCCATGTTGACCTCCTAATTAAGATGCTGCGATTGCTGTACCAGCTGGAGATACCCAAATTGTACCATTACCTACTGCTAGACATGGTGCACCTGCAAGACCATTGCTAACATAGATTACTTTACCAATAGGTTTAGTAGCTAAAGCATTAGCTGTAGTTACTGTGTATGCTGGAAGAGTTACTGAACCCGTTACATCGCCTACAAAATCACCTACAAAACCATTTTCTGAGTTTACTGGACCACTGAAGTGTGTATTAGCCATTTTTAAATTCCTTTTGTGTTATAGCACTTAGCTTATACCGTCTCTATAACGTCTGCTAGGACAGTCTGTATAAGCGAGATTCCTAGATAATAATTTATTTCTTTTTAATTGGTGGTACTGGAGGACGTTTGCCCTTTGCTTCTTGAATCGGATATGACATATTTATTCCTTTACAATAATAGGAGGGGACTTACTAAAGCGTTTTAAGCCTTAAGCCCCTTAACCTAATTAAGGACCATTAACACCGTAGATCGCACGTGGATCTGTCCAACCGAATGAATAACGTTCGTAACCTTTTGCTTTCGCATTCATAGTATCGAAGTCATTATCTTGGTCGAATTGAATACCAACACGGCTATAGTATTTCAAACCATTTTGGATATTCGTACGTACAAACCATGCATTTGGAGAAGTCAAGTAATGGTTCATTACGATGCCTTCTGGTAATGCGTTAGTTGCTTTCAACACGTTGATAGAGTTGTCTGCAGAACCTGGAGTGTATGTAGATTTTAAGATACGATTTGCATTGTACCAGTTTTGACGAGCTACCACTAAAGAGCGAGGCATTACGTTGATTAGTAAACCACGGTCATTTTGGAAACCCATGATTGCAATCAATGCATCTTCTAAAGAAGCTTCTGACAAGTCAGCATCTACTGTTGGTTTATTTGCAAAAGTACCACCAGATACGTTAGGATGGTCTGTAGCACATAATGCCACACCGTCACCACCTGTGTAAGTACCAGAGAAAGCACGATTGTAAATGTTAGCACCAATATTTTCTTTCGTTTGACGGAAAGACATTGCTAGTGCAGCAGAACGACGACGAGACACTTGCTCATACAAGTTATCATCCAACTCTTCTTTCGTTACGATGTAACCTAAAGCATAGGCAACATGTGTGTAACGAGTAGTAAAGCCTTGGATCTCTGAGTCATAAGAAACGCCTGAACCTTCAGATTTACGAGGTGCTAGACCAAAACCTGTTAATTGTACGTCTTCTTCATAGTTTTGAGATGAAGTATCTGAATCGAACAATTTGTCATATTCTGTCGCATGTTCGTCATAAACTTGATCCCACCAAGCCTTGATCCCAGGCCAGAGAGCCTTAGGGTGACTTGCTGTAGTAATTATACCAGCCATATTATTCTCCTAAAAATTAAGCAGTGCCAACTGGGTTTAGGAACTGATGTTTGTTCCATTTAACCAAGACATTAGCATAAGCACCAGCAGCGTTGTTTTCAATTTGCTCTAGACCAATGATTTGCAATGGCAATGCCAATGAACCAGAAGTACCGATAGCTTTGATTGAAGCAGCAGCTACAACTGTGCTTGATAATGGAGCAGATTGAGCTAGTGATGTTTGGTCAGCTGTGATCGTTAGACCTGTGTTTTTAAACACGTCAGCTGCCGCTACACCTGTAGCATCAGATTCAACTTGGAAAATAACTGAAGGATCATCTACAACAAACACATAGCGTAAGCCAGAGCTTTTTGGTAGATAGATAGTGTTAAGAGCCAAGGTAGTACCTACTAGAGATGTACCAGGATCAGAAACACGGATACCAACAATTACACCTACTGGTGTATCTGTGGTTGCTGCTTTTGTTGCGTAAGGAACACCGTTACTGTCACTGCCACCAGCTACTTTAACAACATCGCCAATAGCGTATGTGTTTGAAGCATCGTTAGCAATAGCGTAAAGACGGCCCTGTTCGTTGTAAGCTGCGCCAGTAATTGTTCCTACTGGAGACAACCCACGAGGGGTATTTGCGTTAGCCATTTAAAAGACTCCTTTTAGATTTATCGAGTTTGGTATTTAATACCTTCACGTGGTGTATAGAAGCCTTCTGTTTTAGTACCAGGTTTAGCATTCGTTCCACTACGGATTGCATCATCTACCAAGTCATTACGTTCTTGCAATGCAGCTTGATCTTCTTCCCACCACTCTTGCTTAATTTTAAGCAGGTAGGCATAAGCTCCATCGCCTTTCTCGGATGTTCCTACCAGGAACCTAACTTTATCTCCTAGGTCAGTATTACCTGACGTTACTCTCTCTCCAACACCGCCCACCTCATCGGGATGTACAAATTGCCAACCTCCTTCAAGTGCGGTCTGAATACGACCTGCTTCATCATTAAAGATGTACAGTTTATACCCAGGGATTTGTTTGTTAACGGTTAACTTAGCTTTAGTACCATTAAATGGATTGCGTACACGTTCGCCTGTAGGGCGAGTTTCTGCAGTTCTACTAAGTGCTCGTTCTTTTTTCTCTTCTAGTGTAAGTGCTTTAGCCATAATTGTTCTCCTTAATTCCAGTCGTAACTATCTAAATATTCTTGTTTTGACTTGATCCAACCGTTTTTAATAAAACGATCACAAGCCACTTTTGCGTCTGCAGGTAAATTATCATAAGACTTTTTACCACTTCCAGAACCGCCTCGAACATTACCTGTACTATCTACTGCACTACCCCTAGCTTTATTGCCTAGGACTTTGTGAGGGAAGTACTCTGTAATCTTCTCGTCAAGTTTATTTAGAAACTCTTGACCAGACAGGTGAGGGAATTGTCTACGTACGGAAGCACCTAAACCATTAGCTACATCAGTCATCTCTGTATCTTCACCAAACCATGTATTACGGCCTAGCCAAGATTGTAGAGCTGGATCATCTGGAACTGTTGTGTTTTGTGGTGGAGTTTCAGGCTCTGGCTTTTTCTTAGCCTCTTCCTTAGCTTCACGCTGTGCTTCTTTAATATCGTCGAGTTGGTCATCAATATCGACAACTAAATCTCCGTTCCCTTCTGCAATAGCTTCACGTTTTCTAGTCTTTAATTCTGCAATTTGAACTTCAAGTTCTACTTGCTTACGATCAAAAGACTCTTTCTGGAACTTTTTAAATTCCTGAACGTCAGCTTTAATGCTGTCAATTTCTTTGGATTTTTCATCAAGCTTCTTCATAAGAATTTCATTGTTCTTACGAAGGATAGGATTGATTTCCTTTCCACGCTTTACAAAAACTTCAGCGTCTACCCATTCTTCATCTGAGCCTCGGAATTCCTCCCGTGGTACCCATCCAAACATTCGGGCTTCTTTAGCAACCTGCTCATTAGCTACCTGAGCTTCTTGTTCTTGCTGTGGTTCTTGATCACTTACTACTTCGTCTGTCATCTCATTTTCCTTTAACTAACTGTTGCAACAATATCTAGGTCGTTAATAATACGATACTCTAACTCATCATCACCCTTATAAATCAAACCTGAGTATTTACCGAAGATTACTTTATCACCGATTTTAACCCATGCTTCTGGTTGATCATGCCAAGCCGTATTACCTATTTCTACAACCGTTCCTCGTAATTGAGCAAGTCGTTCTCTCTCTATGTTATCACCTGTGTTTATGATAATGCCACTAGCAGTGGTATGTTCAACAGGTTCTGGATAGATAAGAACTCGGTGCCCCTTAGGGTGAATCCCACTCTTATTCTCCATCTCTAACTCCTTCTACTAGGTCTTCATAAGTTATATTAAGAATCGCTAGTACTGCATTACATCTACCTTTTACTTCTTCTTCATTCTCAAGGTTTCCCCTGCACCAACTCTCTTTAAGATA